CTTGGAATAATGTAACCATTCGTCATTAAGTCTTTTTGAATTTGAGATGACAACCCCGACACAAAAACATCCATGGTCATATTCTGATTATCCTTAATGGTGATGTAAGCATCTGGGAAGATGGCGCTCCACATTTCATACAGGCTCGGGAGAGTACCGTCCCAATTGTTACGTAGAATCTTAGCTCTCATAATTAGCCTATACATATCATCATCAAGTACTGGGCTAGGGTCGATAAAATATGGAACTCCAGTAATACCAAGACTGTAAAAAGAAGTTGGCTGAAACGTCAACATCCTTGACACGCCTATTATTTGACCGATTATATCAAGCTGTGCGCCAATTGCCCTGTCGATGTCAAAGTATGAATAAAAACTATTCGCTAAAATCACCACATCGTCAAGTATGCTTAAGGTATTGGACAGCCATGCTTTAAACTTAGGCTTATCTTGATGCTGTGATGTGACTAAATTAAGATAACGGATAATGTCAGCCATGGCTTCCTCCTACGTCACGTTAATGGTTAGGTATGAGATATTCCCTCTCACTACTTCATTGAAAGCTGTTACGATGTCTACTGTTCCTTGGATTAGTCCATGTTTAGCTAGCGTCAATGAGGTGATCGAAAAAATAGGCTTACTCAAGTTAATCATGGCAGATAAAGCGCTACCCCATAGCGATGATGCAGGAAGATCGTCACCTATTGATAAGCTATCCAAATAATTCACAAGTGCCGCCTTTATTGTCGCTGTGGTTGCTGTGGTATAACCTGTCAACTGTTTAACATTTACCACTACATCGACATCAACATAACTTGGCCTGTAGAAACCTATCGGCAATACCTGCCCAAACTGGTCCGTTACGTCTACGACGGTTGTTCCGTTCGTGAAGCATCCTGGCCCTTTCTTGAGGAATATCACTTGTGCGATATCGGCATTATCCCCACCCTCAACGACTGCCGTTATACTGTGTGCAGGGAGACCTTTTGTATCAGTAGCATTTGTTGGGTTTTCATAAACAATGAACCGAGTAACACCGACGACTGCTGCGATAGCCCCCTTAGTACCCTCTAGCACCGTCCTGCTTGGCTGAGCTGTGCTTATTGCCTGCCTACCCCTTAGCTGTGAGTCTGTTTCTATATTCACACCTTGTACTGCTGCCAAAGTATTTGTAACCGAGGTCCATCCAAGAGTTGGAGTTGCAATAATATTTATGTCTCCGGCATTGGCTAATATATTTCCTGGTGTTTGACAGGTAACTGTAGCATCGACTGTTCCGCCGATCCCTATGGTGACGCTTGATGGTAGATTCCAGTAGTATTTACTAATGTCCTGGACTGTGCCGTTATTGATCACGGTATTTGGTAGACCCAATAAGGTTACGACTGCCGTTGAATAAGTTACAGCATTACGTTTAATACCATTTGATTTCACGACCACATCTAGCCCTGATCCTATTGCCGTACTGGGACCACGACTGTCATAGGCGAGCTGGATCGCTTGGAGGGTGTCATTCATCTTTGCTGCAAATGTGGATATATACTGATAATCTTGAGAGTCCGTTCCGAGATAAATATCCTGTCCGTAGATGTTTTTGGCTTGCTCAATTTGGTCCGTAAGGATGTCTTGATAAGTCGGGACATGAAGTCCTGTTTCGTCAATATAGGGAGCGAAATATGCCACTTAGAATACCACCTCCGATACCGTTACGCTCTGCCCCGTGTTTGTAAGTACTGTGCAGCTAGACACCGTGTACTTCCTATCCTCGTATGAACTCTGGAAACTCTGGATCTCTGCAACTCCCGTGGTGCTTAGTATTCGAGATTTAATGAGTAAGTCTGTCGCGTTTAAACGATCCTGAGTTCCGGATTGCCCCAGAATGTTCTGAAACAGTGGTAGACCATTACTCATATCCTCCCACCACTCGTTTTGCAGGAGCTTTAAGTTAGTCTTTATAGCTTGGGCGACTGCTTCGGTACCCGTGAGAAAGTCCTGCATTGATTTCCCAAAGCAATAATCACCGTTAGAGTCGAGCACGCGATACTTCACAATGTCACTTCCTCCCTACGATGGACCACTTGTTATTCCTCCTCCGCTGGGAGCCACATGAGTATGACTACTAAAGTTCACTCCGTTGATTTTTACGGTATTAGATACGATATCTATTTCATTAGGTTTCATATCGATAAGTGAAGTTCCGGTTTCAGACCTTAGCTGTGCAGAAGTTGCGCTGTAGTTCGCTACTCTCCTTGATTGGCTCCATGTACCCATAATAGCAAATCCATCGCTGAGATCATGCCTACGCTTCTCTGCCTGTACCTGCACTCCTCCCTGCGACCACCATGCATCGATACACATATCAGCAAAAATAACTAAGCACTCATCACCAGGCTTAATCGGCATCGTTAAAACGAACCCTCCTGCTCTTGGGAGGGAAATTGGAACATCCAGCAGTAGGGGGAGCTTAACTGTTTCGATATTCCCATCTTTATCGACCACGCGTTCCTTTATGACAGGCTGAACGGTTACAGTCTGCTCAATTGGATCAAAACTCTGTACAATCCCTGGTATCGATACCCTCAGATCAGCTCCCCATTTTTCAAACATTCTCTGATACATCTCGTATTCACTATCAGATCTCTCTCCAACTGTTCTCATTCCATCACCTCACTTACCATGGGGATTGTGTCCCGTTTGCGACCATAGCCGGTAGTATTCCTGCCTGCGTAACAGTTTCAACCTCGGTGTACCAATCGTTTCCACGAGTATCACCGATCGTCGTAACCTGTATAATTCGATAAATACCGTCATGATCTAGCGCATAGATCTGTTGACCTTGCTCAAATTGTTGGGCGCGAACTAACGCATTATCTACATGGACTAATGTGTTTGTTTTAAGCCTTGGGTTTAAAAGACTCCTAATTGTTACACCATAATCAGATTGCGCAGGGATACCAATTAAGCCAGACTCCGGTGTTAGGTCGATGATCTCGCCCTCGGGCACATCGCTCGCCTTTACAAGATTTATCTTACCGCCCTCAATATACGATGTTGCGTTTTCTGACTGAGCAACTTGTCTAATGTAATCCCGAGTAAGGCCGAAGAATACCTTGCCTCGCGTTAACTCAGATTTCGAAAGAGAGTCTGATATGTTTCCGAGTTGTGACGGGATAGATGCCTTGCTGGCGCATCCCTCAATTACACTGCGAGGATTCTGGCCTCGAACCATTGAAAAGTTAGAGATACTATAATTCATCCACATGTCCGAATCGGCGGCAACAAGCGTAAGTGTATAGGTAGTTCCATCCTCTTTGGCTCGGATCGGCTGAATTACGTTGCCGTCGAAAATAAGTCCGTACTGGCTACCCTCGTGAACCTGCTTCGACCGTAACTCTAAATCCCTCTTTGATAATTAGGTTTTCGGTTTTCGGGGATAAATTATAGATCACAATGGTCGAAAATTGTGGTTGCATCTGCATAACCTTTACACAATTAAAAACGCACCTAAGCTGAGATACGTCTAACGCTTTTTCACTATCAAGGCTACTGACTATGATTCTGTACCTACGTCCATAGAGGATATCCTTAGATTTCTGAGTGCTGTCGGGAATCACACCATAGTTTGTTGAGGGGATACTCAGTGAGCTTTCTCCGGCTGTAGCCCCGTTAGACCCACCACCTGAGGTAATGCCCGAGCCCGATCCTGCTCCTGATTCATGGACGATATTATTTTGTCCAAGATACTGTTCGTAAGTTCCGTTAAAATACATTGTCCATGCATGTAAACCTTGGCTTTTATATACCTGAGACGCCGCATAGATATTGTTGTCGAGGTTAGAGAGCCAACTGATCCAATCGGACTTATTACCGCTACCTGTCCATTGCTTAAGCTCTCCTGCATGCGCGGGGAGATTAATCTGGAAGATTCCCACGCTACCCCCGTACTGTTCATCCCCGACTATCCCAGTTCGGTAACTAGACTCAGCAAATCCGACAGCTGCCAAGATATAAGCGTCTCCCGAGGGAACTCCGTTTTCCTGGAGTTTACTAATTATATAGTTAGAATCTGCCAACTAGAGGACCTCCCTCTATAAAATTAGAGTCATTCACACCGTATCCCCCCAAATTAGGAGGAAATCTGTTCCGAGATTTGTTGAGTCTGGACTATCCATCGAGTTATTACCTACATTAATTATTGCAGCACTTCCCAACCCTAGGTACCCATACTGTCCAAGCAGGTCAGCTGCCGGATAAACTCCGGTAAGTAAAGGGATGGAGTCCAGTATCAGTGCGTTACTGGCAGTATCATATATGGACATTACCCAGTAATCAGCTGCCGTATTGAACCTAACACGAAGTTTTAGTTTTAAGTTTTTTCCATCCACGGGAATAGTGCAGTTAAAGGTCTGATCAGGATCTGTTGTTAATGGTATTATTTTAAAGCTCATGGCGGTAATCCTCCTCCCAGGACAAAGAATTAACCGCCTTATGTAGCGGTTTAGTCAAAAGAAAAAACACCCGAAGGTGCCTAGGTGACTTATATGTTCAATTTACCTTTTCGAGATGACCTGAACTAACCTCAAGGTATTGTCCATCTAGAACTGTAACGTATTTTTGCCCATGGACAGATCCGGAGCTTATGCTACTGTCGGTTGCTTTTGAGTCACTGCGCAAGAAGTATAGACAAAGACCGTCATCTGCTACTATCTTATATTCTCCGGACTCTAAGTCTTTGCCAATTCTGTACTCTCCCGCTGGTATATTCTTATTTGTAATGGTTGGAATCGTTGTCTTGACTGTTGTAACTAAAGAATCAGGCTCAACGGTGGGTTGAGATGGACG